TCAATCGTTCGAGCAATCGTGAGGACCCGCTTTTCATTGCGCGGGTCGCGAATATGGGTAAATCTAATCATTTTGTTTTCTCCTGTATCAATCTACTACTTGTTTGTTTTGTTGTCAACGGGCATAAGCTTTCCAGCTTAGAATAAGATTTCTTGCTTCTTCAAGCTCATTCTCCCAGGAAGGAGAATCGCTTACAAAAGTAAACTCTGGAACTCTGGGGTCAATATTGACATCCCAAATACTATGCATCAACCACTTCAAGAATGGAACAAATTTTTCTTCTCCGATTTCGAAGGAAGAGGTAATTGCTTCTGGCATTCCCTTCTTGAGTATAACTTCTTTGGCTTTAGAAAAGCTGTTTACATTAACAAATGCAATATTATTATAAGGGACTTTGGAAATTCTTCCAATTGATAGACAATATCTGGTATCCATTGCACACCTCGTAATGGTAATATGGCACAAGAATAAATCCTTGTCAATGGCAGGCCGTGAAGGACTCGAACCTTCGTCTAAGGTTTAGGAAACCCTTATTCTGTCCTCTGAACTAACAGCCCAAATGGTTTAATAAAGCGGTCCATTCCGCTCTTCGTCATCTGGCTCATCTTCTCGAATGCTCCAGTGTTGCCAAATGTAGCTAACAATATGTTCAACTTCGTCATCAAGAAAATGTTTTACAACAAAATCTTTGATCAACTGGTTGTTTCGCCAATTTTCACCAGAAATACCCTGGTCACGAGCATGTCCTGCTGACCATACAATTCTTTTTCGGGCCTCAATAAGAGCCTCGTATTCTTCATTCGATGTCAATCAAACCTCACAATAGTATCACGAGTTTGCTTTTCTCCAACACACATGATTCCATAATGGTTCGCATCAATGGTATAGAACGCCCTCTTGATACTGTAGGAGCGAAGAACTTCCTCGCAGATGGCACAAGGTCGTGCCATACCTGCGCAACCGTCAACGAGCCTTCTACGAGCTACAAAAATTTTGCAACCAGTAAGATCCGTCTTGCTTCGTGCCTTGAGTACAGCATCCATTTCAGCATGGGTAGAAAGACAAAAATTTCGCTTGCCACGAACCTTATCTGCGAAGTGCTCGACAAAACCATTCGTATTGGTCTTGTTGTAGCCAATAGAAATAATAGAGCCACCTCGAACTACCACAGCAGCAAGATGAAAATCTTGTGCTCGGTCGTACTGGTCAAGATTTGCCTCGACGAGAGAGAAGGCAGTCTGTAGATGCTTGTGCAAACTCATACCCCAAATGTATCAGAAATCTAAACTAAGTCAATGCCCATAAGCAATAACTTTAATCACAACAATCATTGCTGGTACAAAGACCAGTAATTTATACTTCGCTGAAAGGTATTTCATACCAAAGTCAATTCAAACCCTAAAAACCGAAGATAAAACTCGTCAGAATTTACTTCAGTTGCTCCGAGCCAACTACCTTTGAGGCCAGAAGCGACCCAGTGTCGATAACTACACCAAGTTAGAAGACCATATCTTCCGCTTTTAATGACTTTGTACATACCTGTAAGTTTAGTATCAACGCAAAACTTTGTCAAGAACTTTTTTGATAAGATACAAACCGTCCCTTGAGGAAACACCTCTTGCCCTTGCAATATGTTCAGCCAAGCCTTTGACTTGATCAAGAATCATCATGTCGTCAGAGTTGCCATTGCCTAATGGCAAACGAGAATCAATTTGTCTCATTTCATCCATCTCTTCCATATATTCTAAAAGTGTTTTCTTCATAACCCTGTTAACTAGGTTATCTTGTTACAACTTTTTGATTATCTTTCACATTCCAAAATTGTTCTTCTAGAGGAGGTTCTTCTCCTCTTTTATAAAATAGCAAAGTTCTACCATTCAAACCAGTTGAAGGATAGATTCCGATGATGATAATCTCGCCACAGTGTACCATGTCATGACAGTTTGAACATAAAACAGTTAGATTGCTGTTGTTATTAGTACATCGCTCATCACATCTTGGAATGATATGATGAATGTTTAATACCTTTTTATTATCTGTCTTGCAAATCTCACAAAAATCTTTTGTAAGTTTTGGTTGCCGAGGTAGTCGCCTTTTAGTCACATAAGAAGACTAATCAAAAAGCGGGAACAAGCCTTGGCCTAGCCATTACTTTTTGAACAGGAATCTTGATTGGTTCTGGAACTGGCTTAAAGGATTTCAGGAAATCTTCATCAACTACTTTTTCGGCAACTTCTTCATAATAAAGAACCTCGTTACGAACGGCTCTCTTTTTGTAGAGAGTTTCAAGCATCTGAGTTTCAATGGAGTTTTCTCCAATCAGATAGTGAGTAAACACTTCCTTAGTTTGTCCAATACGATGAAGTCGCGCATTTCGTTGATCGATTTTTGCTGGGTTCCAAGGAAGCTCGAAATGAAGAACGTTGGTTGATGCATACTGCAAACCATCGACGCCAAGTCCACCTGCATCCGAGGCAAGGAAAACAAAACAATCCTTGTCATTCTTGAAGCTCTCGATAGATTGATTTCTCTTAGCCATCGATTCGGCGCCCGTAAAGAAAACGAACTTAATCTCTGGGTACTCGTCTTTGATATGCTCGCCAATAATAGCAAGCATCTCTGTCCAAGAAGAGAAAATAACAAGCTTTTCTTTCTTATGGTAACACAAATCACCAATCATATCCATGAGGATTTCAAGCTTACCAGACTTTTTCTTGGTTACAGCTTTTGTGATTAGCCTCTCTGAATCAGTACTTTGTCGTGATTTGAGAAGGAGAGCTTGAAGACGCATCTTCTCCATTGGAGAAAGACCCGAAGTCATATTCTTGGCCATGAGAACCAGGGCTTGGTCATAATAGCCGTCATGAAGACTTCGCTCAATCATGTTCAATTTAATGAAATGCTCTTTATGATGAAGTTCTGGAAGTACCAGCTTATGATAGCTAAAAAGAAAGTTTTTGAGCTTGAATCGAAGTTTCTCAATATTCTTCGTTCCCTCAAAAAACACATTGGTCTTCGTAATAGACGAGACATTCTGATATTCAGAGCTGAACTTCCATTGGGGGCCAAGGAATCCAGGAACAAGGATTTCCATGACCGAATAAAGGTCCTCTAGACGATTCTCAATGATTGTACCAGAGAGACCGAACATATACTCAGCACTAAGAAGGGAGAGTGCCTTCCAAGTCTTAGTTTCGCTGTTTCTGACGTACTGCATTTCGTCGAGAATAATCATATCAAAGTTCATTTCCTTGAACTTATCAATATGCCTTGCAGCGAACTGGTACGTTACTGCACCGATTTGTGCATTACGCTTCTCGAAGTCGGCAAGATCCTTTGGATTATTGATCTGCATGGTATTAAGGCCAATTTTGTCCTTAATCTCTTGTCCCCATTGTAGCTTAAGCGACTTTGGTGCAATAACAAGCATCCGAAGATTCATGCGTCCAAGATGTTTGCGAATCCACTCGAAAGCAGCAATCGAAGTAATGGTCTTACCCGAACCCATGATCATGGAGCAGATGCACCTTTTTGCGGCAAGCATCTTAGCAAAGACATCTTCCTGGTAGTCGTACAGATTGACTCCCGTAAGCAATCCTTCAGATGTTACAGGACTATGCTTTTCAAAAAAGCCCTTGAATTGTTTCTCGTAGTCAAACTGTTCCACTTCGGGGCAACCGATAGAATCGGTTACTCCTTCTTTGAATCTGCCAATGGTTCTATACTCGTTTTCAAACGGATAGAAGATACGAAACCCACGGCCTTTGTAAGATTCACGCTTAGGCGGAAGCTTGTTGAACAAGCTAAGAACTGCGTGCCAAACAGCTTCTTCGGCATCCTGAATATGGCCATTACGAATACGATGAACGATTGCAAGATGCTCGCAGAAGCCAAGCTGGCTTGTTTTAAAGTCGTGGCAAGAGCATCCTACGCTCTTGATACTTCGAGTAAAGATTTGAACAGTATGCTTTTTACGCAAACCATTGGTAATCCAAAGTTCAAGAAAATCTTTTTCGTCCTGATTGATTTCAACCCAGTACTTTTTGTCAAAAGTAGATTTGACAAGAGAAAATTTTTCATACTCATCTACCGTTTTTGGCACGGGATAAGCACGAAGATAAACTTTAGCATCTTCCTTTTCCAAGGGAGAAACTGGATAAATCGTATTCATGTCACGAGAGTATAGGCCAATAAAAAATCTTGTCAAATCCTTTGAATAGTTATGATTATGATCTACTCCATTGCAATACAAATATTTCTGGGAATACTGTACGCAAACTTTGCAGAGGTTTTTATTCACAAATATGTTTTACATGAAATGGGCAAGCAATATAAAGATAGCTTTTTTAGATTTCACTGGTCTGAGCATCATCGAACTGTAAGAAAAAACCACATGGTTGATTCAAGTTATTTTATTCCTTTTTGGAAAGATAGTTCGAGATTAAAAGAAGTTTTAGGTCTTGTACTTTTAGCGGCTGTACATCTTCCTTTTATATTTTTAATACCAGTATTTGTTTGTACTATATGGCTTTATACAATAGCATACTATTTTGCACACAAGCATTCCCATACTGGAACAGAATGGGGAAAGATGTATTTGCCTTGGCATTATGATCACCATATGCTTAGAAACCAAGAAAAGAACTGGGGAGTTCTAATTCCATTAGCTGACTGGATTCTAAGGACGCGCCGCAAAAAGTAAGTTACTCGGCGGCTACAGGAATAGCACTAGTTGTTGGCTTTGCAATATCAACAATTTCGCAAACTCCGCCAGCGCAAGCTAAGGTCTGAGAACCTTCGGTATTATCTTCGTATTCATATAGAGCAAGCTCTTCCCAGTCGATACCAGTAGGCATTTGAGCAAGTAGTTCTTGATACTTTTCATCTGAAATTTCCTCATATGGAGCTTGACGATAACTGTGTTCTGAATGTGGTAAGAAAGAAATACCAGAAACAGAATCAAAATTATTCCACATCCAATTTCCAATTTGCAGGAATTCTTCATCTGTGTAATAAACCGTAATAGAAGGTTTGTGCTCACACCAGTGGTCTTGGTACTTCTTCCAAAGGGCTAGTTGCTTCATTGCACCCACATCCTTGACAACTGTACCGTGTTCTGGTGCTTTGACTGGGAATGAAAAGATCAAATTTGAAGCATTCATAACATCAACTTCGCAAGGAAAATCTCTGTCTCTCATAAACAATGCAAGAGGGTCTTTGACATCAGCACGAACTCTTCGAATATAGTTTTTTGCATAGCGAGGATGAATACCAGAAGCAGAATTAACAAGTTGAGAAACAGTTCCAGATGGTTTCACGCAAGTAATTGATGCGCTTTCATTTACACCAAGTTTTGCGGCCCACTTTTTATTCTCGTCAATAGCTGCAAGACGAAGATACGTCAAATAAGCCTCTAGCTCTGGGTGATTTTCATTGCCAAGAATAGCATGATCCATAATTCCAGTCATCGAAACACCAAGAAGGCACTCTTCTTCGGTATTCTTCTTCCAAATGGAACGAAGATATTTGAAATCTGTAAGAGAAGATTGTAGAGAGCCAAGAGCAACTACTGCACGTACTTTACGTTCTAAAGATTTTAGATCATCATCAGCACGAATTACAACTTCCGATAAATTACAGAATTGATTTGGCCGAAGAATGATTTCAGAACAAGGGTTTGTACCGAAGTCGAAATTAGGATCTCTTCGACCTGTATTCTCTGCTTGCTTCTTAGAGGCTGTACGTGAGAAGAAACCTCGTTCACCAGACTTTGATTCATAAAGAGAAAGCCATTCTTTGAGGAAAGTTTCAAATTCTGGGCGTTCTGTATAAGAAGCAGAGTTATTAGCAAGAGCACGCTGCGTATTCGATTCCCACCATTGTCCGCTCTTGGCAACTCTCATACGGTCATCAGATGGATTGGAAAGGGAGATGAGTGCCGAACGACGAACACCGCCTACAACAACGATTTCAGCGATTTTGCAGCAAAGATCATGGCATTCAATCGAAGTCAATTTGCGCCCTTGTGCTCTTTTGAATAGAGCAACAGAGAAACGAAAAAGGTCTTCTAATGGGCCAGGACCAGATGCTCGACCACCAAATGTTTTAAGCTTTGCTCCAGCAGGGCGAACTTTGGAAAGGTCCCATGTTGGAATTTGACCAGCATAAAGAAGGCTAATAAGTTCTTTAAATGATTTGGCCCAGCCAACTTTCGAATCACCAACAACAATAACTGTACTTGTTGGTTCCATGGTTTCTGCTACTTCTGGTAGCTTGTTGACGTATTGACGTTCAACAGAGAAACCAACACCAGTTCCACACATAAGAACATACATCATTTCATCAAAGGCACGTGGATGATCGACTACAAGATAAGAACAGTTGAAACCTGCGATATTATCGCGTTCGAGAGCTTCTCCTGCTGTCATCAAACAACGCATTGATGGCATTGTTTCGCAATTGAGAATTGGATCTCGTAGCGCAATAATATCTTCCTGTAGCTTTGGGAACTTGTTTACAAAGAAGCGGAGATAACGATCAACTGTTTCGTCCCAGTTCTCTCTGCGCTTTTCTGTTTCTAACCATCGTGCATATCTTGACTTGTGAATGAATTGCGAATATAGCTGTGTGCCTGTTGTAGAAAAATCACCAATGCTCATTGTAACCTCAAATTTTTAATAATAGAATGCCATCCGCCAAGCTGCTCGAATTGATTGGTGCTTGACGAAGGGGTTCAAGTAACTAGTCATCAGCCAGAGCAAAATTAGGCTTTTCAGAGTTTAAAGTTTTTTATTAATCGCCTATTTTTTAGGCATAAATAAGTTTTTTATCAAATAATGTTAATCCCAAAACGATACTAATTACTTCGTTTCAAATTCCGCAAACCTTGTTTTCGTTAAACAATTTCAAGACTTTTGGAGTTAAATCTTTGTAGTAATCTTTGTTTCTAAAAGTTCTTGGCATATTTCTCCAAATATTCTCGTTCTTATATGGAGCGTTTTTAGGAGTAGCCCACTTACGAGTAATGCCAATATAATTGTAGAGATGAATATATGAATTTGCTTTCTGGATGTACTCGTCTACGTTGATTGGAAGATCATATTGTACGATCTTTCGGCTCGTTCGTCTTTCGCAGTCTAGTTCTAAATCGCGAACTTGACCTAAGTGCTTTTTTATGTTCTTAACTTCGGTGCCCTCAAGCCAAAGATCGACAACCCCACAAGAGGTGTTATTGCCCCAAACTGGGGCTTTCTGTAGCCATTGATCGAGATGGCATGACTCGTGGACAAGTGTTGATACAAATACGCTAGAAAGGTCTCCAAGGGCACATGCTAGGACAGCACGATTGGAGTCTTCATCTTGTTCGTCGAAATATCCAGTGCAATGGATACTATCGCTATATGGAACAGAGTCACCCTTGAGGAGAAGTAGCTCGACGTTATGCTCGGAACATTTCTTCTCTAGTTCTTTAATGAAAGACTTAACTCTTCTATCCATGAGAGGTCAGTCTAGCGCCAATATTTCATACCTCAAAACAATGAGGTTTGTTTTATTTCACTTGTATTTCATAAGCTTTTTGGTACATGCTGCGATACAATCTTTCGCTTTAAGCATGATATCAAAGGTGCTTTTGGTGTTTACTTTGAATTCGTCTAAGACTTCACCGTTACAAGTTACTATAACATGAACAAGGTCATTTGGTAGACGTTCAATATTTGTGACAATTTGAAGACTGGTCTGTTTCATTCTCTTAACAATTGCTCAATTTTTCTTTTTAGAGTATCTCTTGTGTAAAAATCGAACTTTTCTCTAATAATGTTTTTATAACCGTTATTTTTTAGAGCCATTTCAATCAATGGAGCACCATTGGAATTGAATGACCATATAAGAAACTTTTGTTCCCAAGTATCGTTTATTGACGCATGAGGAATCATTTTAGCGGCATCAAGACCATTCAGGTCATCTTTGTCATAATCAAAACGAACGGTCTGTTCTATTTGGATGTTATGAATAAGCCAAAGACCTGTCTTTTCATCAAGCTTTGGGGTAGCAAAGTCTGGTGTTAGGTCATAATCGAAAATTACAAGATCCCAGTCACCAAATAAAAAAGCGACAACAAATTCCTTAACACATGTATGCCATGTAATATCAATTAGTTCGTCGAAATTATGTTTGAGCCAATGAATACGAGATTCATCGTCTTCAAGAACAAGGACTTTTTTCTTACTCGGCATATTTTTCCCAATCATCCTTGAAGTGTGTTCGAAGTTTATCAAGATATTCTTTTGTCTTGATTTTACACATCCATACTTTGCCACAGTAAGAACCTTTGGTTTCAGTACCTTTACAAATTACACCCTCGGAAAGATTGAATTTATTATCTTTTACATCTTGAATGAAAGGATCATTTAGATTCCCTTCGTAGATGATCCTTGGAATTTCAACTTCATCTGCAACAAGTTTGATAAACTTTTGAGGTTTAAGAAATTCGTATCGGTCTTTATAAACGATTAGTAAGTCAAATAATACAAACTTCTTCGTGTTGTCATCTGGTAAATGAAAGCCAGCAAATGATTTTTCTCCAAAGTACTCGCCAAAAGCAATAACTTCTCTTATATTTGAAAATTCTTTCCCTGCTAGAATTCGTTCTAGTTTCTCGGAGTAGTTTTCCATAAAATAGGGAATTGAACCAGCTAGAAAAGGATGTGTTTCATCGAACAGTTGATGGCGGCTACCAAATAAATGAAAGCCTTTTTTTCGATTATATTTGACGCGAATATTACTTCCATCAAGCTTATCGAAAGCAATACAAGTCTCACGAGGAGACTTGCTTAGGTTGGACATTGATGGAAATTCTATCATTTTATTGCCTAATATAAGTGGTTGTTTTTGGCATGTGGATCATACGGGTCCAATGTAATAAAGCCAGTTTCTTTTTTAATATCTTCAAGAAGAGCTACAAGTTCTTCGTTTTTATCTTGTTTTGCTTTAATAATTTCTTTAATAAGGCGTCGATTTGTTTTAGACAAGTAACCCCAAATTACCGAAAAATCTTCTTTATTAGAATTCATTATTTAATTGTTTCTCTTGCTTCTCTTGAATAAATCTGCTCGTATAAAGAGTTTTCAACTTTTTGCCGAGCCAAAGTGCGCTCCAGCCGATAACAAAAAGAAAGCCAGAGGCAAGCATTAGAGGAATTGTTATAACCCAACCAAGAGAGATGAAAACTAAGTAGAAGATTGGAATATACTGTTCTTCTTTATTAAACTTCTCGGAAAAGAAGGCATTATAAGCTGCTAACGAAAAAAACATAAGCAAAATCGCGATAATACAATAATGTGTAAATTCAAACATTTTAGTTCTCTATAATTGTGTATGGTGGTAATACACCACCACTGTAAGCTGTCGCGGCTTCTAAAGCAAGAATGATTCTATCTTTTGGTTTCATTTTAAAATTCTTTGTAGAGAATAAAGAACCTAAAGCAATTTGATCACCACAACCAACGGAAGAATATCCTTCTGATGGTACTGCAAGCTGGAAATCAGAGCCAACTTCATAAATGTTTCCTCTATAACCAATTATAAAAGAACCACCTGAGATTTGTTCGCCGTCTTTATTGGCAAATTTGTTTGTTTCAAAGCATTTGATAACAGAATCAATAAAGTCTGTAGTCAGATATTCAACATCATCTTTTGTCTTCGGATGATTTGGAACCTTTAGTTTATATCGAAGTAGTTGTCCCATTCGAAAGGAAGTAGTAAACCCGAAGGAAACTCCTTGCCTGTGGAAAACCTTGGAGTCGGATCTAACAACGGTCTGTAAACCAGCTACTCCAGCACTATCTCCGCCAATATAAACTTTGCCTTTTTCTGCAATACCAACGATACAAGTCATAAAATCCTCAATTACTCTGAACATGCTGTTTCATTGAATTGCTCAACAGGAGCAATGATACATTGTTTGTTAACAGTTACAATCATG